ATGTGCGGGATTACAGGATGGGTGGATTATAAACGCTCATTAGAAGGAGAGCGGGACGTCGTTACGAAAATGGCTGAGACGTTAGCGAAGCGGGGGCCGGATGATAATAAAGTTTGGATTAAAGGCAATGTCGCATTTGGGCATAAACGTTTAATCGTTGTGGACCCTGAGGGCGGTAAACAACCGATGACTTGTTTAAAAGATGAAACGAATTACGCCATTTGCTATAACGGTGAACTTTATAACACAGAAGACATTCGAAAGGAATTATTAAGAAGAGGATATACGTTCAAATGTCATTCTGATACAGAAGTATTATTAGCTTCTTATATTGAATGGAAAGAAGAATGTGTCAGTCATTTAAACGGTATATATGCGTTTGCAGTATGGGACGAACAGAAAGAACAAGTATTTATTGCGAGAGATCGATTAGGTGTAAAGCCGCTATTTTTTAAATATGATAGCGGACGCTTACTATTTGGTTCGGAGTTAAAAGCGATATTGTCGCATCCAGATGTGAAGGCGGAAGTAACGTTAGAAGGATTATCAGAAATATTCGGACTCGGACCGTCAAGAACGCCTGGGCACGGTATTTATGCTGGTATAAAAGAATTGCGTCCAGGTCATGCGATGACATTTTCAAAGAACGGTTTATGTATATGGAGATATTGGAATGTAGAAAGTAAAAAACATGAAGACTCTTTTGAAGAAACAGTAGAGAAAACGCGCTTCTTATTACAAGATGCCATTACAAGACAGCTTGTTTCTGATGTACCACTATGTACTTTTTTATCAGGTGGTGTAGATTCGAGCGCTATTACAGCTATCGCAGCGAAAGAATACGAGAGATCAGGAAAAGGGCCATTACACACGTATTCTATTGATTACGAAGATAATGACAAATACTTTAAAGCGAATGCGTTTCAGCCAAATTCAGATGCTCCGTTTATTAATTTGATGACAGAGACGTTTCAAACAACCCATCATCGTTGCGTCATTTCGAATGAAAAACTAGCAGAGTATTTAACGGAGGCGGTACTCGTTCGTGATTTGCCTGGTATGGCAGATATCGATTCGTCATTATTATGGTTTTGCCGCGAAATTAAACAAGATTTTGTCGTCGGCTTATCTGGAGAATGTGCAGATGAAATATTTGGTGGATATCCGTGGTTTTATAGAGAAGATGATCTACAATCGAGTGCATTTCCGTGGATGCGCTCTACAGAAGCGCGTGAACAACTTCTAAAAAAAGAATGGAGAAATAAATTAAATTTACAACAATATGTACAAAGGCGCTATGAAGAGTCGATTCAAGAAGTTCCTATTTTAGAGGGAGAAAGTCCGCTAGAAGCAAAAAGACGCCAATTATTTTATTTAAATATGGTATGGTTTATGACAACATTATTAGACAGAAAAGACCGCATGAGTATGGGGGCAAGCTTAGAAGTACGTGTTCCATTTGCGGATCATCGTCTTGTCGAATATGCGTGGAATATTCCTTGGGAAATGAAAATGTATAAAAACCGCGAAAAAGGTCTATTACGTAAAGTGTTAGAAGATGTGCTTCCACATGACATCTTATATAGAAAGAAGAGTCCTTATCCGAAAACGCATAATCCGCACTATACGAAAGCAGTCACAGTATGGCTGCAAGATTTATTAACAGATAAAGGTTCAATTTTACACGAACTATTTGATAAAGAGCAGTTGAGCGGATTGATTCAGTCTGGCGGCAGTGCATTTCAATCACCTTGGTTCGGGCAATTAAACACAACCTAACTACATCAAATAAATACAGTTAGGTTGCGGTTATTTTATTTTGAAATCTGTTACCTTTATCACTGGTGCAATTGGGTTCTTGCCTACACGAGCAGGCTTTATTACATCGACTGTAATAGAAGATACAATTGCATTTACTGCTGCTTTCTTGGATTCGTTGTTTAAATTGTGCCATTCATCTTTCAACTGATTTAAAAGTTCTTTTATTTCAAATGATGATGCTGTATCCGTTATATTAGCGAGTTGTTTTTGGATTATGGTTTCTTCTTGTGTAAGAGTTAGCATATCTTTTTTATATTCGTTTTTAGGAATATCTCCCTCTATGAATAAATATTTTAGACGTGCTTTTTTATCTTGGATTCTATTATATTGTTCTTGTAAATTACTTAACTCTATGGGTCTCTCCTCAGTATCATCAAGATCAACGATTGCATCTTCCAAGAGGTTTAGAAATTCTTTTTCAATTACATCCTCTGGAACTTGAGGCATATCACATGTTCCTTTATGATGTCTTGAGCTACATCGATAGCTCATTACAATTCTATTATGGCTTCTTACTTGTTTATTTCCCAAAAAATGTTTTCCGCACCTTGCGCATCTTAAAACATTAGAGAATACGAAAAAATTATGCAATCTAACTTTTCCTATCTTTCTACTATCTTGTACTTGTTGAACCGTATACCATGTATCTTTATCAATAAAACTTTCGAAATCCTTTTGAGCAATATCGGTTAAAATATCTTCTCCCCATCGAATTTTCCCAATATAAATTGGATTATTTATAATATAGCGTACGGCATCATAATTAAATATTTTCCCTTGCTTGGTTTTTACACCACGACTGTTTAAAGATTTTACGATGCTTATTATACCTTTTGTTTTAAACATCTCGAATATGTATTTTACAATTTCAGCTTCAGTATGATTGATATATAAGTTTCCTTTGTTTAGGTCATAACCCATTGGCGCTTTAGCTCCATTTCTTAGACCTAATTCAGCCTTTTTTTGCATGGAGTCTCGTACACGCTCTGCTGTGGTTTCTCGCTCCCATTGTGCAAGTGTCGCAACTAATGTAATAAACATTCTTCCAGTAGCGGTTGTTGTATCAAATATTTCTGTACTACTCTTAAATTTAACATTATATTCATCCATTGTTTTTAGAATAGAATGTAGGTCTGACACAGAACGAGTGAAACGATCTAATCTGTAAACAAGAATAATATCAAATTGTTTTTTCTTCATATCTTTTATCATTTGTTGAAAAGCTGGTCGTTCTGTATTTTTTGCGCTATATCCCTCGTCACAGTAATCATTTACTACTACCCAACCTTGCGATTTAGCGTATTGTTCAAGACGAAGTCTTTGCATGTCTAATGAAATACCTTCTTCAACTTGCATGTCAGTGGATACACGTCTATAAATGACGCATTTCATTTGCATATACTCCTTTCTTAACTAATTTTCTATATCATATGTTTCATCAGAACTAATTAGACAAATGCGCTAGTCAACTACCTGATTGACTTTTAGGCCCAGTGAGAAATTCTCACTGTTCATCCAACTGAATGAAATCATATAGTTCTTCCATATTCACGTTAAGTTGAGAAGCAATATTCTTAGCGGTTTGATAAGACATGATTCTATCATTATTTGCATAAGAATGAACTTGTTGTTTTTTCATACCTAACTTTAATGCTAGATCTACTTGTGTTATTTTCTTCTCTTTTAAAATTTCATTCAGTCGGCATTTGCCGACTACATACACTGTTTCACCGCCTAATTACTGAATGATTGGACTCACACTGTATAAAAACTTACCAATTATTTTTATATCTTCACAATTATCTCGCGAGAATTGTTGGTCCTTGAAACTTTCATCATGAGAATAAGGTTCAAGTATCATTAAGTCGGTAAACTTATATACTTTTTTCAGGGTTGCATAATGACCATTCACAATTACAGCAGCTATTTCTCCATTTTCAACATCTGGTTGTTTTTTTAGTACGGCATAATGACCATTTGGAATAATTTTATTCATTGATTCACCGTGCACAACGAGACCAAATAGTTCATCGATATTATTTGTTTGGTAAGGAGGTGTAATCCTGTCAACCACATCCTCCACAGCTTCTATTGGTATGCCAGCAGCTATTTTACCGATGACAGGTATTTCTCTTTTTTCTACTTCGGCTTTATATTCAAGGGGTTTTTCTGTAACTAGTTGAAGCTCACCGTTTATAAGTTCAACTTTAGTGTTTTTGTATGTTGTATCAATATCAGCTTTTGTTACACCAAATACAGCAGCCATTTTCTCTAAAACACCTGCACCTGGTTTAGATCTATACTTCATATAATCACTCATAGTACTTCTTGCAATGCCTATTTGATTAGCTAAATCTGATTGAGTCATATCATGTTGTTTTAAAAGTTTTTTGATATTCTTCACTATAATTTCTTTTTGTAATTCACTCATGTTTTCACCTCCTATATTGACTATGTTTTTAATATATCATATTACGAATAATTCGTAAAGTGTACGTTTTGTATGGTTTTTTCGTACTTTTGTATTGAAATTACTTAAATTTAGTAATACAATAAGTTTCGAAGGAAGGGGGTTGCACAATGGAATATTTCAAAAGAACATTAAATGAGTTAAGGGAAAGTGCGGGATTAAATCAAGCGGAACTTGCTGATATACTAGAGGTTTCCCCTAAAACATTGTGGTTATACGAACAAGATTCAACTAACATGCCTGATGAATTGATAAAAAAATACATGTACTTATTTGACGTTCCCTATGAGGATATATTTTTTGGTAGTAAGTACGAAAAATTCGTACAGGTTAAAAGTAGAGTTATGGAAAGAGCAAACAACTTAAAAAGGATAGTTTCTTGAAAGAAGAATAATCAAGTGCATTGGATTTTTAAGTATATAGAAAAAACACAAATCCAAAGGATAGTCCTACTGTCCCACTTACATATAAATGCACTGAGGTGATAGAGGATGAGCGAAGAACAAATTATTCGTGATGAATATGGGTATGTGGTGAAAGTGATCCTCACAAAAGAACAGTGGAAGAAGTTTTTAACACCGTTAATACCAGCTGCACGGGAGCTAATTATACAAAGGAAAATAGAGCAAAGAAATAAGCAAAATGAAAGTAAATAATTTTTTTAACATATTTGCGAAATTTGCTGATAAATATTTGTTCTATAAATCAAAGGAGAGTGAACCAATCATGAACGGAGTATTATCCGCAAGTAAATTAATGAAGGCATCTCAAGTACGTCGATTATGTGCAGAGGTTCGAAGTAATCGTGAACAACTGTTTAAGGAAAGCGAGAAAAGGAAACGTAAGTTATACGAAATGAACCGTAAGGTTTCAAATCGAAGGGAGGTGAGTTAATTGGTTAAGGAAATACCGTTACAAAATGACATGTTAGCAATTGTGGATGATGAGGATTATGAACGTTGTATGGATTGTATGTGGCTCATGCGAAATGAAGGTATTGTCTCAAACAGTGAAGGTTTTGCGCTAAGAAGATTTATTTTAAAGATATCAAATCATGACTGTGTAATTTTGCATAAAAACAATAATAAGTTAGATTTCCGAAAAGAGAATCTATCCATAGGAACATTATTACAATCTAAACACAAAGCAAGAGGTCATAAAAATACAAGTTCTAAATATAAAGGCGTTAGCTTTGATAAACGTCGTGAAAAATGGATATCTGTGATTACGAATAATGGGAAAACGATGTATTTAGGGCGTTACGATAATGAAGATGATGCAGCGCTAGCTTATAACAAAGCTGCAATAGAAATGTTTGGTGGACATGCGTATCAAAATGTAATTGGAAAAGACAATTGTGCGATTGCTATAGACATCCCTCATAAACAACCGAGACGTAAAAACAAAATTGGGTTTAGAGGAGTATCTAAATCCAATAAAAAATATACAGCGAGAATTATTTTTAAGAGACAGCATATTTATTTGGGAGTGTTTGGTACATCAGAAGAAGCAGCAAGAGCATATGACAAAAAAGCAATTGAATTATTTGGTGACAAAGCAGTATTAAATTTTCCTGAAGAGGTGAGTTAATTGAAGGAAGTAACGGTAATTTTTAAATCAGGTGCTAAAGCAAGTTTTACAGTAGAGGAATTTGCAACATTTAAAAATGGATTTGGAGCTTTAACAAAAATCGAGTATACAGGTGCTAATGAGAAAGTACCCTTCCACATTGGATTAAGTAATATCGATGCAATATTTGTGGAAGACATTCCTGAAGAAGAAAAGATTAAGGAGCCGGATCATCCAATTGAAGATTTTTATGGTAATGAAATTATGAAAGATGAAACTTACTTTGTGTTTGATTGCGATGTTGTACTTGAACAGAATTTAAAGCAATATTTGACAGAAGAATACGAAGTTGAATGCTATCAAGCTCAATAATTAAAGAAAGGATGGTAAAAGAAAATGACACCTGAAGAGTTGTTTGAAGAGAAACAACATTTAGTGATAGCGGCAATTAAACAAAGGTTTGGAAGTATGCTAAGAGCCAAGCAAATTGCAGAAATGAACAACATGGAGTTGGACGATTTAATTCAAGTTGGTCGTATGCACTTATGGGCTTGTTGTGTGAAATATGATCCAGGGAGAGCGGAAACCTTTAATGCATATGTTATGAAAGGTATGAAATGGGCAATGAGTGATGAACTGCATATGAGAGGAACGCCTTTTAAAGTAAGTAGAAAAGTGAGTCATGAGGAGAAAAATCAAATCAATATTCATTCCATTGATTTGCATCGAGATGAAGAAACAGTAAATGAATTTTATGCAATTTCTCCTATCAATGTGGAAGAAGAAGCACTGTTATCAGTTGAATTTGAAGAAGTAACAAGCGTGCTAGAAGAAAAGGAAAAATTAATCATTCTGCACGTGGGTGAGGGATATACGACAAGAGAAATTGCAAGGAAATTTGAGATGGGGAAATCCACAGTAAATAAAAAGAAAAATGAAGCATTTCTCAAAATCAATCCTAATTATACACCGTTAAATTTAAGAACATTTTTCTTAGGAAAGCGAACATTGAAGAGAAACCGCCAGTTGGGGCTGACGGTCTAATAAAAACACATGTTGAGGTCATTATAGCATGAATTGACTTTGTGTAAAGGAGTGTAAAAGGATGGATAAGCAATTAATGCCTAAAACTGCATATCTAGTAAGGGTAGGTAATTTATTTATTAGCAATCCAGGTCCATTGGTAGTAACGAAGTTACCAAAAGATGCAATGGAATTCGAATATGAAATATCAAAACAAGTAGCCAACGATGTTGGAGGAGAAGTTATCCGTAAAACAGTGGAATATGCCAGGGTGGTGGAATCCTAATGGATATTAAAGCGATTGAAGAATATGTACAAGCTGTACGTTTAGCGCAGAAAAGTGGCATTTTGGGTGTCTATAATGACCGAATACATGTCAGATATCAATTGTTTGAAGAACTCATAAATGAGCAAGGAAATCTTGAAGTAGTGAAACGTGATTGTTCGGAATATCCATTTGAAGCTACTTTCACCAAAAACGGTTTAACGTATCTTTCCCTTCACACTGAAGAAGAAATTAAAAATATATTTGGAGGTAATATCGATGAATGCATTACAACAAAATGAATTATTAGAAGTTGATGAATTACAAGATGCGGAGCAACAATTTGAGGTTACGGATATTAACGGTTTGAATTGGGCATTCCGTAAAATTTCAGCACTTAAAGCGCAAGAAAAAGAAGTTACAACACTAGCAAATGTTGAACGTGATCGTATTACTGAATGGGAACAAAGCGAATTGAAGCCCATCCACAATAGTATTTCATTCTTTGAAAGTCATATCCGACGTTATCATATGGAACAACTTGCAGTGGATCCAAAACAGAAAACAATTAGTACGCCTTATGGTAAATCAAAGACTCGTAAGAGTAGTGAAGCGCCGGAGCAAAAAGATAAAGCCCAGGTACTTCAATATGCCATTGAAAATGAGCTTGATGATTACTTGAAAACAGAAGTCAAATGGGCTGATTTTAAGAAGAAATTAAAGATTGTGGAAATCAGCGGTGAAAAAGTAATTGTAGATGAGGATGGACAAATTGTTCCAGGGGTTACAATCAAACCTGAATCTATCTCTTATAGTGTGGAGGTATAAATATGTTGCAAGTAACAGATGCACAACGTGAAAAGCTGAAAGCTTGTATAGCGTTATTCGGTGCAAGTGGCGGAGGTAAAACATTAACTTCTTTAATCCTGGCATATGGAATGATGAAAGAAGCTTATCCTAATTTACCAGAAGAAGAATTGTGGAAGAAGATTGGTGTTATCGATACGGAACATAAACGTTCGCTTCTTTATGCAAACAATACAATTAAAGGTTACAAGATTGGTAGCTTTAAATATGTTGAACTTGATGCTCCATATTCCACAGTACGATACCAACAAGCGATTGAATTATTAAAGAAAAGTGGTTGTGAGGTTGTTATTGCAGATAGTCTTTCACATGCTTGGGAAGGTATCGGAGGTATCTTGGACCAGCAGCAAGATTTAGGTGGCCGCTTTCAAGATTGGAAAACAATGAAGCCGATTATTAAAGAATTCATTAAATCACTCACAGAAAATGATGTGCATATTATTGCTACGTTACGTACTAAACAAGAATATCAAGCTGAGCGTGATGATAATGATAAGCTTCAAATCCGTAAATTAGGATTAAAACCAATTCAGAAAGATGATTTGGAGTACGAATTCATGATTGTTCTACGTATGGAGCAAAATCATACAGCTACACCAACTAAGGATAATTCTAATTTAATAAATGAAAATGGTGAATTAATTAAGCCGGAGCATGGTGCAATCATTTATAAATGGTTAGAACTTGGTGTGGATGTAAGAGCGGAGCAAGAGAATGAAAGAAATGCTCTTATTGCAAAAATTATAGAAATTGTTGAATCCAGTGATGAAGCAGCGAAGATGCTAGATGAAATTGAGTTTAAAACAAAACAAAAACTCCAAGATTTCAATCTGAAATATTTAAATGCTGCTTTAGATAGATTACAAGTTTTTAACAACAAGGAGGAAAAATAATGTTTACAGTAGATCATGAACAAGCTAAAGGGTTTGAACAAGTTAAGCCAGGAGAATATGAGGTTACAGTTGTTAATTATGAATTAAAAAAAGCTGAATCCGGAAACAACATGATTGTTGTGGATTATGAAATTCGTAGTGATGTAGACCAGGCATTCCAAGGACAGAAGCTTTTATTCGATAATTTTGTTGTAACTGAAAAATCAATGTGGAGATTACAAGCAATTTCTAAAGCTGCAGCATTTCCAACAGGCATGAAATTCGCTTCTTACAAGGAATGGGCAGATACTCTTTTAAATAAACATCTTCGTGTAGTAGTTGGTGAGCGTGAATATAACGGTAAAAAATATCCGCAAGTAAATGGGTTTAAAGAATCGGAAGCATCGGCTCCAAGTACTGGATTTACAGTTTCGGATGAGGATGTTCCGTTCTAAAAGTTAATTAACAAGATTCAAATAGGAGGGAGCTACTAACGGCTCCCTTTTCCAAAGGGAGAAAATCAAATGAGATATAAATTTAATCAAATACCGGCAGAGCTTAAAAACACTCCTCATTGGATCTTATGGCGGTCAGAAGTAAGAAATGGTAAGAAAACAAAAGTTCCTTATCAAATCAATGGGGAAATGGCTCAATCGAATAATAAACGGAGCTGGTCAACGTTCCCAACAATCATAAAATTCTTTGAACAAGGAGATTATGACGGAATTGGATTCATGTTTTCAAAGGATGATCCATTCATTGGAATAGATATTGACCATTGTATTCAGGAAGGTGCTCTTACAAGTTTAGCTGAGGATGTTATTGAAATCGTAAATAGTTACACGGAATATTCACCAAGTGGTGATGGCATCCACATTATTGCAAAAGGTAAGCTGCCATTAAAAGGACCAGGTACAGGACGGAAAAATGTTGATATCGGATTAGAAGTGTACAGACATGGACGCTATTTTACTTTCACCGGCGATTGCTTGGATCAAGTTCCTGTGGGAGATAGAACAGAAGAATTAAAAGTCTTATTTGAGAAGTATTTGAAAGAAAAGCCAAAGCCGGAAAAGAAACAAAATACTACTTCATTCGAACGAGAAGATATTACTAGTTTATCGAATGCAGAATTATGGGAGCGAATGTTTGATAGTAAAAGCGGTGCAGCCATTAAAGATTTATTCCAGGGCATGTTGATTAACGGAGATCATTCTTCAACTGATATGGCTTTATGTAATCATTTAGCATTTTGGACGGATAAAGATGCTGCAAAGATGGATTCAATGTTTAGAGAATCTTCCTTACTTCGTGAGAAGTGGGATAAACCACATTCAAGTGATGGCCGTACATATGGCCAAATGACAATTGATACAGCAATTCTTTCAACTCCTTCCACAATAGCTGATTATGAACCGCCCGAAGAGAAAAAGTATGAGGTTTATATTTCCGATAATTCAATTGAAGATACTGAGGAAATTATCGATGAAGTACCAAAGTTTCATTTAACTGAATTAGGAAACGCAGAACGTATTGCATATTATCACGGCGAGAATGTTCGCTATTGTAATGAATTGGAATGGCTTATATGGAACGGTAAACATTGGCATGAGGATAGTAAGAGACAGATTGAAGCTATCACGGCTAAAACACTTAGGGCCATATATGGAGAAGCGAAGGCTACAGAAGATAAATATCAATCAAAGTTATTGCATGATTGGGCAAAGAAATGTGAAAGACGGTCAATTAGAATAAATAGCATATTGGATGTGAGACCTATGGTATCAGTGAAAAAGAAAGAATTAGATTCTCATAACTTTTTATTTAACTGTGATAACGGAGTTATCGATTTAAAAACAGGTGAATTATTACCGCATGACCGTGACTTGTTATTAACAAAGATTTCTCCAATCAAGTATGACAGAAATGCTGAGTGTCCAAACTGGAAAGCTTTCTTGGAGAGTATTTTTAAAACACCTGCAGGTGAAGCGGATTATGAATTAATAAATTACCTGCAGAAAGCAATTGGTTATTCATTAACCGGTGTAACCAAAGAGCAAGTAATGTTTTTCTTATTCGGTAATGGCCGTAATGGTAAATCTACTTTTATTAATATCATCCAGGATCTACTCGGTGATTATGGAAGACAGACAAACAGTGACACGTTCTTGAAAAAGAGAAATGATTCAGGAATCAATAACGATGTGGCCAGATTAGATGGAGCGCGTTTTGTATCGGCCGTTGAGAGTGAAGAGGGGCAACAATTATCTGAAGCTCTGGTTAAACAAATCACCGGTGGAGAAAAGATGTCAGCTCGTTTCTTACGCCAGGAATATTTCGAGTTTACACCCGAATTTAAAGTATTCTTCACTACCAACCATAAGCCGATTGTAAAAGGTTCGGATGAAGGTATTTGGAGAAGGATTATGCTTATTCCATTTACCGTAACAATCCCAAAAGACAAGATTGATTATGATCTACCTGATAAATTAGCAAAAGAAATGCCTGGAGTTTTACGGTGGGCTGTTGAAGGTTGCATGAAGTGGCAGGCCGAAGGATTGCGTGCTCCTGAAGCCGTGAAGGCAGCGACAGCCGAATATCGTGAAGACATGGATATATTAGGGCCATTTATTGATGAAAATTGTACGGTTCATTCTACGGCACAAATTGAAGCGAAATCACTTTATGAAAGTTATACCAAGTGGTGCTATCAAAATAATGAAATGGATTTAAAGAACCGTGCTTTCTATCGCCAGTTAGAAATTCGGGGATTCAAGAAAGAAAAAGGTACAGGTAATAAAACATTTATTACTGGAATTACATTAAATCAATTTGCGGGAGCAAATCTATTCTCAACTGGAGATAAAGAAGAAAAACACAATGTAACTGCAATCAATAGGAAAAAAGTTTAGATAATAGTTACTAAAGTTACTGAACTGCTTTTTTCGATAACTCTTATAAACGTTGATATAACAATGTTTATAGATGAATAGTTATTGAAGTTACTGAGTTTCCTATATTGGCTCTTAAGAAAATAAATAAATAAAAAAATATATATAATATATAGCCTTTAATAGAAAAATGGATAACTTTAGTAACTTTGATAACTCAATATGCTTTAAACCATTGATATGACTGGGTTTTGGTGAGTTATCGAAAATTTTCATTCAATAACTTCAGTAACTCCTTTTAAGGGGATTGTGATATGGAACATCTTGAAAAAGTGAATCGACCGCAAAATCTAGATGAATTTATTCAACAAAGATGTATTGTTGCTATCGATAAAAAAATTGAAGCTCAGTTATTTTATAAAGCTTGTATGAAAGCATTTGGTTTAACTAAAGTTTCGTTCATTGGTACAAGAACTTTTTATAAAAACCTAAAAAATATGGGTCTTGTATTAAAGAAATCAAATAATAATAAACTTTATATTTTTGGACTAACTTTGAAATAGGTGATTGAATGCATCCAAAACAAATATGTGCTGATATTCAATCGATGGGAGCGAAGCTCGTTCTTGATGGAAATGATTTATACATTGAGAATCATGAAAAGATTGCTCCTGAAATTGAATTAGTTATTAAAGAATACAAGCTACGTATTATTAAATATTTGCAAGGGAATTATTCGGACCAAGATCATGCAGTAAAACAAACAATAGATAAAATTATTAATTTTTTTATCGGTGTTGAGCAAGACATGAATCCAAAAATTAATGATTGGTTTAATCATGATGAAGCTGCAGCAAGAATGGTTATGGAATTGACATTAAACTTCTCACTTAATGGCTGGTTATATGTAAAAGAATCTGTGGCCAACTATGAAAATAAATTAACGGACGAGCTTTCATTGAATTTATATAATCGTGCGATGGCTTATTTTAAGAAAGGGGCATGAAAATGAGAGAGATAAAATTCCGTGCTTGGGATGGAACGAGTTGGGTTTATAGCGAGTGTATATCAAAAGACGGCATCAATTGGTGGATATTAAATAATGAAGATGATAATTGGTTGACGTGTTTAGATCCGCAGCAATATACAGGGTTAAAAGACAAGAACGGTAAGGAAATTTATGAAGGGGATGTTCTTGATTTATCTTTAGGTGACGATAGTGTCCTTCGATGTGAAGTTATTTATGAAGCTCCTTCATTCTGTCGGAAATGGTATAACGCAAATACAATTCGCTTGAGACAAAGAGAGATAGAACCTATGGCATGGAATACTCATATTGTTTATGAGGTAATCGGAAACATCTACGAAAACCCAGAGTTATTGGAGCGATAAATATGAGTGCTATACATTATCGATACTCAGAAAAAGAGTTAAAGGAAATCCTGGATACATTAGAAATCATGGTGGATACAAGGGAACAGAAAAACCAACATGTACTTGATTATTTCCGTAAAAAGGATGTTAAATTCAGACTTAGAAAAATTGATACAGCCGATTATTCAGCGGTAATTCCTAAAAATCCTGAAATGGGCATTACACGAGATATTTATTTAAGTGCTGGGGTAGAACGTAAAAATGGCGTAGATGAATTGGTTCAATCAATTAAAGATCGTACGAGATTTGAAAATGAATTGATTCGTGCTGCTAAACATCCATTTGTTCTTCTTGTGGAAGATTTAAAAGGCTATCAAAAAATATTAAAAGGTGAGTATATAAGTCAATACAAACCAGAAGCGTTACTTGGTAGTTTAAAAACATTTGAAGTACGATATGGATTTTCAACGGTATTTATTGAGCCAGCTACAACCGGTAATTACATATATCATCATTTCTTATATATGGCTCGTGAGTATTTGAAGAAGGGCGTTATCTGATGAAACCTAAAACAATTAAAGGAGAAATAAACCATGACTAAAATTCAATTGAACGTATTATTTAAGAAAATGCAAAAAGATGATAAAAAGGAAGTTTTGATGTTCCACGTATTAAGTGATGAATTACCACATGCTGATGAGTTATTGAAGATGCCAGGTACTATTGTTCATCTAACTGTGGAAAAAAGCGATGTTGAAGCAATTGGTGCTGAATTTGTTTCTATTCAACGTGATAGCAAGAAAACCGTTCTTAAATTCAATGTAAAAGGCGATACGAAAGATAAAATTAATAAACTTTATCCATTCGCTGGTGAAAATGTTTCTATTACTCTAGAACCTTCGCAAATGTCGATTGATGAGTTTTACGAAGAACAACATGAAGGTGTCGAGTATAACGTTAATCCTGATGGAACAACTGATGTTGCTCCGGGGCAATTGAAGATTGTTGATGAAGAAACGATTGCTGAATAAAAATTTATCCTGGGCTTCGGCTCAGGAAATTAATACAATTAGAATTTTATTAAAAAATGGAGGGGTATAAAGATGGAAAAGTATCAAGTAGAAGTGGAAGTAACGAAAACGTATAAAGCTCTTGTTGAAGTTGAAATACCAGAAGATGCAAACAGTGATGATTTCCAAAGGTTGGTTGAGAAAAAAGTGGAGTCAATGGATCAAGAGAAATTAGATTATCAAGATACTAGTCATTCTGTTTTAAAAATTAATGATATGGAATAAAAGCGATGTTTGAATCTAATCGACATGTTCCGACATGAAAATGACCGTCAGAATCATAGTGATTTGAAGTTTTATTTCTTTCTGAATACAAATAGATGTACAAGTTTTAAAGCGTCTCAGAAAGGAAAATAAACGTGTTTTAAGAGAATTGTTGTTTTTTATAGAAAGTAGGTGAATCATCATTTGTTTGACTGGCTGAAAGACTATCAGAAATTAGAAGAAAGAATTGCATACTTAGATTACAACTTAGATAAAACAAAAGCTGAATTAAAACGCTGGGTCAGTGGTGATTTGCGAGAGGTACGTTTAACTGCTGAATCGGAAGGTGCAAAAGTAGAAGAACGTATTGAAGCAATTGAATATGAGTTAGCAAATGAAATGAATGCCATGTATGACCTTATGGAATTGATTAGTAAGTTTAAAGGGCTAGATAATCAAATACTTGTAAAGAAATACATATATGGTATGACATTAGAACAAATTGCATGGGATTTGAATTACAGTCCGAATTACATTAAACGTAAGCATGCCGAAGTAAGAAAGATAATAAAGTTTGTGGATGATTTATAAGGTTACTTTTAGGGAGGGTACTTTTAGGGAAACGATACTCTTGAAAAAATGAATTATAGTAATAACATAAGAAATTGACGAAAGGGCAACTGGTGCACGGTTGCTCTTTTATTATGTAAAAATTATATAGGTGGTGTAGAGATGAGTCTTATATTTCATAATGGAGATTTAAATAAGTTGGCAAGAGATACTTCACATGACAGTATCATCTTGAGAGTTGGTGAACAAGAAATGGTATCTCTGAAAAGCAATGGAGATATCTTTGTTAAAGGTAAGCTTGTTGAAAACGATAAAGAAGTTGTAGATGGCATGAGAGAGTTCTTGAGGTTATCTAGGTATAGATAAGCGCAAACGTGTTGCATTTGAAAAGGGTGGTGTATGACAATGCTTTGGTTATTAGCTTATCTAATAGTAGGTATGGTTTATGCATCGTTAGATATTTATTCCGTTACAAGGGAAGCAATTAAAAATGATAAAGATCATGGGCATTTAATTCTAATGTCATCTTTATTTTTGGTCTTCCTTCTAGCGATATTCTGGCCTGCTTTATTAACAATGAAGATTGCTACATGGATTAATAATTATAAGGAGAGTGAAACAAAATGATTACTGAAATTAGAAAAACAATATCAGGTACTGAGTATTGGGATAACAAAGAAAAGCGAAGTCTATTTGTTCCAACTGGTGAAGAACCAGGATTCGAAGTAACTAAAAATCCAAAGAGTATGATTGCTAAGTTTGCTGACGATAAAGTGATTGATGTTAAAGTAATTGAATTAGATGATATGACAGTAAAAGAATTACGTGATCATGCTGCATCGATTAATGTTGAGATTCCAGCCGATGTTAAAAAGAAAGAAGATATCATTAAGTTACTATCATGAAGTACTGTGCTGAGCAAGGCTGCAAGACATTAATCGATAAAGGACGATACTGTCTCAATCATAAACGTAAACAGAAGAAGACAGTTGTGTATTCAAAGAACAGATCATTCTATCGTACAAAAGCCTGGCAAGATTTAAAGTCATTCTGTTATCAAAGAGATAAAGGATTGTGTCAACGATGTGGAAGGTTTGTGTTTGGTAAGCAAGCACATCATCATCATATTATTCCAATTAAAATCAATCCTTCATTAAGATTAGATTCAGATAATATTGATACGTTTTGTTCTAAGTGTCATCCGATTGTAGAAAGAGAAACAAATGAAAAATACCAGGAAAAGAAAAAGTTCGACTGGAAACTATAAGCCCCCCTATCGAAAAAAGAAACGCTGGCCTTATGGGGGGATAGGGAGTGGGGGTGCAAACGTGCACCTCAAAATGATTTTTTGAAATTTTTTAGTACAACAAATGAAAGGGGTGAATAGGTATGGCCAGAAAACGAGATCCAAAACGTGACCAATCATTTAAAATCTTTAAAGCGCATGATGGAAGTATTTCAAATCGTGAAATTGCAAAGGTTTTAGAAATTGATGAAAAGAAAATTGCTGTTTGGAAAAGTCGTGATAAGTGGGGTCAACAGCTAGAAGGTAAAATTGAATGTTGTACAACAAAAAAGACTACTACAACAAAAAAGAAACCATCTAAGCGAGATGGGCAACAAAAACGAATTGTCGATTCATTAGTTGAAGCAGGCACCTATTCACCGGCGCTTGACCTTCTTATTGAAGTTTATTTGGATTGCTACGAAGAATATCAACAAATGAAAGATACCGGTGAAAATACAGAGAAGTTACGTAAAGAATTGGCTAAGTTACTTGGACAGCTCGGACTTGATGGGAAAAACAAAGAACTTATTAAAAAATCCGGAGTACTTCTTGCAAAAGGCGATGAAGAAGAAGGAAAAGAGAAAAAGAAAGAGCCTGAACCTGAAGACAGCAAGCTTGTTCAATTTAGGAAACGGCAAATGCGAGGTTAGTTTATGATTGATTTTAATATAAACTATGCAGATGAGTTCGTAAAAGAGTGCGAAGCGAATCCAAAGTCATATCCTGATACTGTCCATTTGATGGTGAAGCGTTATAAACGATGGAAAAAACGAAAAGATATATTTTGGGATAACGACAAAGCTAATTACATGTTGTATTTCACTGAAACTTTCTTAAAACACGCAAAAGGTAAGTGGGCAGGAGAACCATTAATCCTGGAAACTTGGCAGAAGTTTTTCTTTGCTAACATTTATGGTTGGCAAAAATATAATGAAGATGATAAAGCGGTGCGAGTAATTCGTACGGCTTATTTGCAGGTTCCAAAGAAAAATGGAAAAACGATTATGGGCGGAAGCCCTGTTATTTATGGAACATATGGTGAAGGGGTAAAAGGTGCAGATGTTTACATTTCAGCTAATACATTTGAGCAATGTCAAAACGCAGCCATTCCAATTGGATTAACCATTGAAAATAGCCCTGATTTGCGTCCTGGTACTCGTATTTATAAAGGTAAAGAGGATACCATTCGTTCTATTAAATACACATTTGTAGAAGATGGTATTAAATATGCTAATACTGTAAAAGTACTTACGAAAGATAACGCTGGTAACGAAGGTAAAAATCCGTATATCAATTATTTTGATGAAGTTCATGCTCAAATGGACCGTGAACAATACGATAATTTACGTTCAGCGCAAATTGCTCAAGAAGAACCGCTCAACATTATTACTTCCACAGCTGGTAAGCAAAGTGGATCACTTGGAGCTCAAATTTATGCTTATGCAAAAGAAGCATTGAAGAATGATAATGATGATGCATGGTTTGCAATGATCTATGAGCCAAACAAAAAGTTTGATTGGACAGATCGTGACGTTTGGAAGATGGTCAATCCAAACATGGGTGTTTCTGTAAGTATGGAGTTTCTTGAAAATGCCTTTAAAGAAGCTCAAAATAACAGCTTTAATAAGGCTGAGTTCTTATCAAAGCACTTAGATGTATTCGTTAATTATGCTGAAACGTATTTTGATAAAGACCAATTGGACAAAATGCTTGTGGAATACTTAAAAGAGGTTGAAGGTTTAACTTGTGTTATTGGTGTAGATTTATCACGGCGTACTGATTTAACGTGTGTATCAATAAATATTCCAACATACGATGATGAAGGAAATGCGATGTTAATCGTTAAGCAAATGTACTTTATTCCGGAGTTTGGAATTGAAGATAAAGAGCAGCAAAGGAACGTTCCTTATCGTGCTTTAGCTGAAAAGGGATTTGTGACAATTTGTCCTGGGAAAACAGTTGATGAAGAAATGGTAAATCAGTATGTGGAATGGGTATTTGAGAATTTTGATTTACGTCAAATCAATTACGATCCAGCTCTGGCTGAAAAGCTTGTTGAGAAGTGGGAAATGCTCGGAATTCAATGTGTGGAAGTTCCACAGTACCCAACTCACATGAATGAACCGTTTGATGACTTTGAAATTTTATTACTCCAGGACCGAATTAAAACAGACAATCCTTTACTTATTTTCTGTGCAAGTAACGCGAAAATAATTACAAACATTAATAATTTAAAAACACCATCTAAACGTAAATCGCCGGAGCATATCGATGGATTTGTGGCTATGTTAATTGGCCATAAAGAAACGTTGAATATGATGGAAGATGCTATTCCGGATGGAGAGTATGATGAATATTTAGATGATATTTATAGATAAACACGAACTATAAAATTTTGGCCAAAGAAAAAACATAATTAAAATACGAACAAAAACTTGTTTAGGATCCTTTTAACGTTCGTTAATCGAAAGGCGGTGAGAAATTGGGTTTAAGGAATAGGTTTTCAAATTTTTTAATTAAACAAGCTGAAAAGCGCGGTTTGTTCGAAGACATTTTCAATAATGTTGTTCGATATGGTGGTAGATATGCAGGCGATGATAATATCTTGGAATCTAGTGATGTTTATGAATTGCTACAAGATATAAGTAATCAAATGATGTTGGCTGAGATTGTTGTGGAAGACAAAGACGGTAAGGAAATTAAAAATGATTCAGCTCTTAAAGTTTTAAAGAATCCAAACAATTATCTTACACAGTCTGAGTTCATTAAATTAATGACTAATACCTATTTGCTTCAAGGTGAGGTCTTCCCAGTGTTGGATGGTGACCGATTACATTTAGCATCTAATGTTTATACAGAATTGGATGATAGATTGATAGAACATTTCAAAGTGAATGGAGAAGAAATTCCGTCATTTATGATTCGACATGTGAAGAATATTGGTGCCGATCATCTAAAAGGTACAGGTATTCTTGATTTAGGTAAGGATACACTTGAAGGTGTTATGTCAGCTGAGAAAACTTTAACTGACAAGTATAAAAAAGGCGGATTACTAGCATTTTTACTTAAGTTAGATGCTCATATTAATCCACAGAACGGTGCACAGTCCAAATTAATTAAAAAGATTTTAGATCAATTGGAATCCATCGATGATGCAAGGTCAGTTAAAATGATTCCACTCGGAAAAGGATATTCAATAGAGACGCTTAAAAGCCCGCTAGACGATGAAAAGACCTTAGCATATCTAAATGTATACAAAAAGGATTTAGGTAAGTTTTTAGGCGTAAATGTGGACACATATACGGCCTTGATTAAGGAAGACCTTGAGCAAGCAATGATGTATTTGCATAACAAGGCAGTTAGACCGATAATGAAAAACTTTGAAGACCATTTGAGTCTTCTTTTTTTCGGAAAAAATTCGGATAAACGTATTAAATTCAAGATAAATATCCTTGATTTTGTTACTTATAGCATGAAAACAAACATTGCTTACAACATTGTTCGGACTGGTATTACTTCACCAGATAATGTTGCGGATATGCTTGGATTCCCTATGCAAAATACACCTGAGTCACAAGCGATTTATATTTCAAACGACTTATCAAAAATTGGTGAGAAACAAGCTACAGATGATTCACTGAAGGGAGGTGATGGAAATGGCAAAGACAAAGGAAACACGGACATTTGACATCACCAAATTAAGTACCAGGGATGCTACGGAAGAACAACCTTCCAAGATAACTGGTTATGCAGCCGTATTTAATTCAAAGACAACTATTGGTGGCTGGTTTGATGAAGTTATTGAACCTGGCGCATTTGCTCGTTCTCTTTCTGAGAATAGTGATATTAGAGCGTTATTCAATCACAATTGGGATAATGTCCTGGGTAGAACAAAAAGCGGCACATTGAGACTAGAAGAGGATGAAAAGGGACTTAAATTCGAAATTGAATTACCTAATACATCTGTTGGTCGAGATTTAGCTGAAAGTATGTCTAGGGGAGATATTAACCAGTGCTCATTTGGATTTTGGATAACAGAAGAGAATTGGGATTACAGCGTTGAACCAGCATTAAGGACCATTAAAGAAGTAGAACTTTATGAAATATCGGTTGTTTCAATACCTGCTTATGATGATACGGAAGTATCTTTAGTTCGCAGTAAAGAGATTGGTAAAGAAATAGAACAACGAATGAAAATGATTAAACAAATAAATCAAATCTTGGGGGAAAAGTAAAATGAACAAACAATTATTATTAGCATTACAAAAACGAAGCAATGAAAGATTAGTGGAATTACGTACACAGGTTGAGAATCCTGAATTACGTGCTGAAGACTTACCAGCAATTCAAGAAGAAATCGATGAAATTAACAAGCAATTACAAGAAGTTGCTGATGCTTTAGCTAACCTTGAAGATGATGGTGAAGGTGACGAAGGTGATGGTTCTGGTGAAGGTGATGAAGGTGGTTCTTCTGGAGATGAGGGCTCATCCGGATCTGGAGAAGGTGGAGAAGGTGGAGAAGGTGGAGAAGGAAGATCTGGAAACCCAGAAGGGAATGCAGGTGTAAGTCCGGAACAACGTCAAGCAGCAATGGCAGCTATTAAATCGGCATTATCTACTCGTAATGCAAAATCAAATAAAGCGAAGGAAAAAGAAATACGTTCAGCTTTTGCTAACTTTGTTGTTGGTAATATTTCAGAAATGGAAGCACGTGCATTAGGTATCGAAGCAGGTAATGGCTCAGTTACAGTTCCAGAAGTCATTGCTAGTGAAATTATTACTTATGCTCAAGAAGAAAACTTCTTGCGTCGACTTGGCCAAGGTGTAAAAACAACTGGTAATATGAAATATCCAATTCTAGTTAAGAAGGCTACAGCGCAAGGTCATAAGAAAGAACGTACAGGTTCAAATCCAATCCCTGAAACAGACATTGAATTCGATGAAGTATACCTTGAACCTACAGAATTTGATGCATTAGCAACTGTAACGAAAAAATTATTAAAACAATCAGGTTTACCAATTGAACAAATTGTCATGGATGAATTAAAGAAAGCTTATGTTCGTAAAGAAGTCCGTTATATGGTTCATGGCGACGAAACTGATAATGTCAATCCAGGGGCACTAGCTAAAAAAGCAGTAGAGTATAAACCGACAGCAGAAGATGTTGAATTATATGATCAACTTGTTTCAATGAAAAATAGTGTGCCAAAAGTTGTTCGTAAAAAAGCCCGTTGGGTGCTTAATACAGCAGCGATTACAAAAATTGAGAAGATGAAAACTAAAGATGGTTTCCCATTATTAAAACCTTTAGAACAAGCTCAAGATGGTTGTGATTATAAATTGTTAGGCTATCTGGTGGAAGAAGAGGAAGAAATCAGTAAAGAAGGACAAGAAGATACACCTGTTTTCTATTTTGGTGACTTCTCTTCATTCAAAATTCAAGATGTTACTGGTTCATTAGAATTAGAAGTATTAAGAGAATTATTCACTAATACAAATCGAGTAGGATTTAAGTTGTATTCATTACTTGATGCTCAACTAATCTATTCACCATTTGAACCAACTGTTTATCGTTATGAAGTAAAAGCTTCTACTGGAGCTTAATATGGATGAATTAATTGAGAAATTAAAATCTCATATTCATTGGGAAGAGGGCATGGATGATTCTTTGCTCTCTTTTTATATTGAGCAAGGTCAACGATATGTAAAAAAAGCATGTGGAAGAGAAGTGAAATACCTGGTCATTATGTGCGCGGGTATTTTTTATGAATATCGTGTATCAGAAAAGGAATTAGAACAAGCACTTGATGCTTTGACACCATTCTTTGTCCAGGAGGTTTATGATGCCGAAGAGGAAGATGAATAAACTCAAATGGATGGGTGAGCTACTTAAACTAGGGGAGACCATTGATCCAGAAACAGACCGTCCTGTTATGGGATATCCATTAGAACGGAAAATTCGATATAACAATATTGGAGTTACAGCCACTGATAAATTCACGACAAAAGATATGAATGAAATTGTAAAGAAAATTGAAGTTCGTATTGATCGGGAGATTGAAAACAATCAAAAGGATTATCGTGTAAAAGTTGGCGGCCGTATTTATGATATTGAGCGTATTTACGTAAAAGAAGAAGACCGATTGATGGAGGTGTCACTGTCTTATGCAAATTAGTTTTCAAGAGTTACGAGACATTATGAAGAAGTCAGGCATTCCAGTTTATCGTGATAGTGCACCCACAACAGCAAATTATCCTTACATTGTGTATGAATTTGTGAATGAGCAGCATAAGAGAGCTTCTAATAAGGTTCTAAAGGATATGCCGCTTTATCAAATTGCAGTTATCACAAATGGAACTGAAAAAGATTATGAGCCGTTAAAGGTTGTTTTTAATGAAGCAGGCGTGTCTTATTCTCAATTTGATGGAATGGGTTATGACGAGAACGACGACACTATCACGCAGTTTATAACGTATGTGAGGTGTGTCCAGTAATGGCTTCAAATAACAATGGTTTTGCTGAAGCTTTAGAAGATATCAATACGCTATTACGTGTGAATAAAAAGGTCGAACTGGATGTATTGGATGAAGCGGCGAAGTATTTTGCTAGTAAATTAAAGCCAAAAATTAAAGCATCCAGTAAAAATAAGCGGACACATTTAAGGGATAGCTTAAAGGTTGTTGTGAAAGATGATCGTGTATCTGTGGAGTTTAAAGATGAGGCTTGGTATTGGTATTTAGTTGAACATGGCCATAAAAAAGCAAATGGTAGGGGCCGTGTGAAAGGGAAACATTTTGTTCAGAATACCTTTGATGCAGAAGGTGACAAAATTGCTGATATTATGGCACAAAAAATAATTGATAGAATGTGAGGATGATATACATGACAATTGAAAATAAAGAAATTCAATATTCGGTAGGGATCGAAGATTTATATCTGTGCTTGATGAAGGGAAATGAAACTTCTAGTGCACTACCAACTTATGAGGATATCGTTTATAGACAAACGAACATTTCTGATTTAACGATTTCCACTACTTCTACTAATTTTACAAAGTGGGCATCTAACAAAAAAATTATTAACATTGTCAAAAATACAGCGTTTGGATTAGCTTTTAATCTTGCTGGTCTAAATCGTGAGGTGAAAGATAAAATCTTTGCTAAAACACGTAAAAAGGGCGTGTCTTTTGAAACAGCGAAGGCGAAGGCGTATCCAAAGTTCGCAGTAGGTGTTGTATTCCCTTTAAATGATGGAACAAAAATATTACGTTGGTATCCAAAATGTACGGTTGCTCCAGTAGAGGAATCTTGGAAAACACAAGGTGATGAAATGACTGTGGATGATATTGCTTACACAATTACAGCAGATCCATTGTTATTTAATGATGTAACACAAGCTGAATTGGATACTGGTGATCCAGAGGCAAAAGGAATTAAAGTTGAAGATTTCCTAAAACAAGTAATTTGTGATGAATCTCAACTAGCGCAGCTAGGTGGAACGACTCAAACAGGTAAATAAGGAGGGTAATTATGGCACGTTTAAGTGATTTAGTAAATGTAAATATAACTAGAAATAGCATTAAGATACAGGGTGTCTCAATCCCTGTTATTTTTACTTTTGAATCTTTTCCTTATGTGGAAGAAGCATTTGGAACACCTTATCATGAATTTGAAAAAGAAATGAATGATATGTTAGGTAAAGGTCAATTTAGCCTGGGAGAAAATGAAGCGAAATTGATGCGTGCATTAATTTATGCGATGGTACGTAGTGGTGGTACGGAATGTACATTAGATGAATTGAAAGGTGCTATTCCTATGAATGAATTACCTGATATTTTCATCGTTGTATACGAAATTTTCAGTGGCCAAACTTTTCAGAATTCTGATATGGAGAAGCTGAAGCAAGAAAAAAAGTAAAAAACATACTGACTAAAAACGAGGAATCTCAGTCCGAATTGGACTGGGATTTTTATTTTTATGTTGGTAATACGTTGCTTGGTTTAAGTATGGATGACTTCTGGAAAATCACACCTGCACATTTTTTAAAGCAATTCATCATGCATCTCAGATACAACAATCCGGATGCGTTACATGAGCAGAAACCGAAACAAATTTACACGCTAGATCAAACACCATTCCTATAAGAAATGAGGTGAGAAAATGCCTGGGAATAGTAAAGAAAGAAACGTTGTTCTTAATTTTAAAATGGATGGCCAAGTTCAGTATGCAAATACATTGAAACAAATCAATATGGTTATGAATAATGCAGCGAAAGAATATAAAAATCATATTGCGGCAATGGGCCAAGATGCAACGATGACTGATAAACTTCTTGCTGAAAAGAAGAAACTTGAAATTCAAATGGAAGCAGCCAAGAAACGTACAGCTATGTTACGTGCTGAATATCAAGCTATGTCCAAGGACACAAGTACAACCGCCGAACAACTCAATAAGATGTACGGGAAGTTGCTTGATGCAGAACGTGCTGAAACTTCTCTTGATAATGCAATGAAAAGAGTGAATGAAGGTCTTTCCGAGCAAGCAATTGAAGCCAGGGAAGCACGTGGAACTTTACTGGATTTACAAGAGAATTCTAAGAAACTTGAAGCTGAACAGAAGCGTTTGACAAGCTCATTCAAACTTCAAAATGCTGAATTAGGTCAAAATGCTAGTGAAGCGGATAAGTTGGAATTAGCGCAGAAACAACTACGTCAGCAAATGGAAATGACTGATAGGGTCGTCCACAACTTAGAACAACAATTGAGTGCAGCAAAGCGTGTGTATGGTGAAAATTCCACAGAAGTACAGCAACTTGAGGCAAAGTTAAATCAAGCTAAAACCACACTGAAGCAATTTGAGAATTCGTTGCATAGTGTCGGTCAAAGTGGTTCCCAAGCCGCAGATGGTATGGAGCAATTGGGTAAGAAGTTAGATTTACACAATATGATGGAAGCTACTCAAATGCTACAAGGAGTATCACAACAGTTAATTGAACTCGGTAAAGCAACTGTGGGTATAGCGATAGATTTTGATAGATCGCAAAGAAAAATACAATCTTCATTAGGATTGACTCAAAAAGGTGCGGAAAACTTGGGTAAGATTTCAAAGGAAGTGTGGAAAAAGGGATTTGGTGAAAGTCTTGAAGAGGTCGATAATTCACTGATAAAAGTCTATCAAAATATGCGGGATGTTCCACATGAAGAATTAAAAGGTGCATCTGAGAATGTCTTAACTTTAGCTAAAGTTTATGATGTTGATTTAAACGAAGCGACACGTGGTGCAGGACAATTAATGAGTCAATTTGGTCTATCAACACAACACACTTTTGATTTGCTTGCTGCAGGTGCTCAAGAAGGTCTAAATTATTCAGATGAGTTGTTTGATAACCTTTCAGAATATGCACCGTTATTTAAACAGGCAGGTTTTACTGCTGATGAAATGTTTACAATCTTAGCAAACGGGACACGTGACGGCGCTTATAATTTGGATTATATCAATGACACAGTTGCTGAATTTGGAAAGAAAGTACAAGACGGTTCAAAAGGAACTGCAGATGCTTTTGCTGGGCTTTCAAAAGAGACTCAAGGTGTTTGGGAAGCTTTTAACAATGGTAAAGCAACAGCCGCTGATGTGTTCAAAGCTGTAATAGGCGATTTAGGAAGTATGGACGACAAAGTCAAACAAAATCAAATTGGTGTTGGATTGTTCGCCACTCGTTGGGAAGATATGGGCGCGAAAGCGGTATTAGGGCTTACTGATGTAAACGGTGGACTTGGTGATGTAAATGGACGTATGGATGAAATGAAAAAACTTCAAGAAGAATCACTTGGACAAAAGTTTCAAAGTGCATTGCGAGAAACGCAAGCAGCACTGGAACCGTTAGGAAAACAACTTGCCGATTTAGCTGCAGATGTTCTTCCGAAAGCTGCAAAAGGAATCTCTGATCTTGCTGAATGGTTTTCTAAGTTACCTGGGCCAGTTAAAGATTTTGTTGCCATTTCTGCAGGCTTGACAATTGCTATTACAGCTATAGGGGCCGCGATAGGTGTGTTATCTTTTGCGTTTGGTGCACTGAGTTTATCATTATGGCCTGTTTTGGGAATTATCTTGGGTCTTTCAGCTGTAATTGCAGGTGTTATTTGGGCCGTAAAAAACTGGGGAGAAATAACCGATTGGCTTTCAAAAAAGTGGTCGGAATTTAAAGATTGGTTTGGTGAATTGTGGGATAGCATAGTTCAAACTTGTGAAGATGCTTGGTCATCCACAGTTGATTTCTTTTCTGGAGCCTGGTCAGATTTTTTAAATATGGCAAATGAGTTCTTTGAACCTGTCGGTCAATTTTTTACTGATCTATGGACTGGAATTTCTGATACGGCATCGGAAATTTGGACAGGTATTACTGATTATTTTTCAGAATCGTGGTCTTCATTCGTTGAATTAGCAGATAGTATATTGTCGCCTTTAGGTGAATTTTTCAGTGGATTGTGGACGGGTATTGTTGAAACGGCAACTTCTATTTGGGATCAATTAAAGACAGCTTGGCAAGAAACATGGGATACAATACTCACAGTTTTAGATCCGATTATTTCAGCAGTCTCCACAGTTTTAGAAGCAGGTTGGCTACTCATTCAAGCAGGGGCACAAATTGCCTGGGCGGCAATATCTCAATATATTATACAGCCGATTCAGGAAGCGTATGATTGGATAAGTGCACAAATTGGTGAATTAGTCACATGGCTTAGTACGCAGTGG